GCTCTCGACACTATAAAGTTGAGCTCGACACCGTCACGGCGTTGTTGCTCTGGGCCGTGTCAAGATCATCCAAAACGAGTACCGTTCTCTGGCTTTCTATGCTCTTTTGTAAGTTGGTAAATGGGTCTTGTTCTTGGCTTGTCACCATGCCCCCTCTAGCGAAGAAAGGCACGCCACCACCTAGCTCATTTAGGTAGCTAGCCTGTTGCTTAACCCATGGAATAGCCATTGATCTTTTATTGATTATAGCTTCTCCACCTTCTGCCTCGATTAGCATTCCGCCTCGCTCATGGCTGTTGCCCACAAGCATGCCATCGGCTGCCTTTGGTATGGCTATAGACTTAAGCTGAGCCACTAGGCTAGCGCCCAAAGCGGCTGCAGTTGCTCCCGCTGCTAGTTTTGCAATAATACCTCCTTTTGTCTCTGCTAGCGCTGAGAGGGTTAAACTTACAGCGTCTTTTAACGCTAAAGCTGTTTGGATTAAGGATGATGCTTGAGCAAATCTTCCACCTAAAGCCGTCATGCCCGCGAACAATTCCGCCTCAACCTCTAGCTTTGCGGCGGCTGCCTCCTCAGCGGCTTTTATCTTTGCATCTGATACTAGTTTAGCATCTTTTATCTCTTTATTATCTGCCTTTTCTTTGGCGTCTGCTAGCTTTTTAACTAAGGCCAATTCTCTCTCTGTATCCTCCTCTAATTTAGCCAATCTCAACTCTTCGGCGTCAATTACTGCCTGTCTACGCTCCTCATCTCTGGCTGCTAGTTCATCCTTAAAACCGTTTAATTTAGTGAGTTCGCCTGTGTCTGTAGCGATGGCTTCACCTCTTTTTATTGAGGCCTCAGCTTCTAACAATGCTAGCTCATTTTGTTGGTCTATGCTTAAGTTTGTAAGGTCGTTAGAGTCCTTAAATAGCTTCAATTCTTTCTCAGCGATCGCCACATTATCGGCGCTCTGTTTTGCTATGATTTCCCGCGCTTTTTTAGTGGCTTCGATGCGATCCTCTAGGCTTTGGGTCACATCATCTGAGAAATTACGTAACTTTTCAAGGTTTGCAATCTCAGCGGCTTGGGATACTAGCAATGCGTTCTTTTCTGTGACTAAATCACGTTCTCTTTGGGCTAAGATAGAGCCTTGCTTTGCTGCCTCTGCTATCTCAGTACCAAAGCCGCTCACTGCATCGCCTAATGTCTCAAAAGACTTACTAAAATCCCCAGAAAAAAACTGACTTAGTCCCTTAGCCAAAAGGCCTACTCTTTTAATTACTACAGCCCAAGTGTTGGCTAGTATTGAGCTCACATCTTCTACCAAAGCCATGCCTTGGGATGTGCTCGCAAACGCTGTGGCTAGCGTACCGAGAACCACAACAAATGCGCCCACGCCTGTTGCAATCAGAGCGGTCTTAAATCCCTTCAAAGATGTTACGCTGCCTTTTACTGCCTTTACGCTGCCTTTAAAAGCTGAGCTAATGCCGTTGATTGATACACCAAATACCTCCGTCTCCTTAGCTAGATCTCCCAGGGTATCCTCATACTCCTCCGCTGCATCGTTTGCCTTCTCTGTGGCTTTCTCGACCGCGCCCATCTCTTTGGCTGCTTCCTTAGCTCCTTTGGTTTGGACTTTTAATGTGATTACATCCTCTTGTTCTGCCATTATATTGGGATTTCGATAAGCTCTACTCTAGCGCTTGTATTGAGTCGCCATTGCTCTAGCTTATTAATGTAAAAATATGCGTTATAATCCTCAACGTATACAGGCGCTAAGGGGTTTAATGTCAAAAGGCTAATGGTTGGGATATTTATCCACGCTTGAATAATAAAAGGCTTTTCTAATGAATTTACAAGCAATTGATAATACTCTGTTTTAAGATTATCCCACTTCATAGCATCTATAAACTCGGCGCGTTTTGCGGGGGAATTTGAGTTGAATACTTCGCCATTAAAACGAAAGCCATAAGTACCGCCATCCTCTACGCTCACTATTTGCATGGTGCGACCATTTGGCTTGTATCTTAAATAATTTATTATGTTACTTGTGGTGGTGCTTGGAAAATTACGGTCTACGGTGCCGCTTTCTTTTGTGGCGCCTAGTGTTATTATCCGTCTCAATGTTGCGCCAAAAAATACCATATCTCCAACTTTTGCATCAAAAGGTTCATTAGTTGTAAAGTTTGGCGTACCAGATGTAGACGTAAATTTAAGATTTATGGGATTAATAAAGTATTCTACCTCCCAAGCGGCGACAGCTGCCCTATTACTACCCACGGTCTCTCCCAAATCACAGGGAAAAAATTTTGATTGTATAATAATTCCAGATAATGGCAGCGTCTCAGAATTGACAGGAAATGAGCTGTCTGCATCTGTGCGCTCTACTATATCATCATTACTATATTTTAGCTCATTAGTTTGGCTGTAGGTTTTAAACGTGTTAAATACGGTCTTTCCCTTATCGGTATTTAATACTAGATTTTGAGATGTAGCCGTTTCGATCGATTTAAAATATTTCAGCGTTACCACATTATTAGCCTCAACGGCTATAATATTCTGGAGCTTAAAAATCTCCCTCACAAAATCCCTTTGACTAATGTCTGGAAAATAGTTTTGAGGATTTATGGTAGTTGATGCCGTTTCGCCGTTAGTATACTCGTTGTGGAGCAAAGGCATAGCACAGGCGACAGCGTATTTAGAATACTTCGCATCCATCGCTGAGGTGTCAAAAGTTAAATTAGTAAACCCCGCAAATATTTTAGTTAATACTGAATGACAATAGATAAAAAACCCCGCTTCATTCATTTCTGTAAGTGCCGCGATGGTGCCCCCAATTAATCTATAGCTTTGGTTGGTTACCCATTGAGTATCTGGGATAACTACGTCAGAGGTTGTATCTGTTTTACTTATTATTCCTGTAGGTGTCCAATCAAGGGCCGTGAATGATAGAGCGCTTATTGGTAAATCTGGCACATCTGAATAGAATTTACTGATACCCCCAAAAATCTGGATAGTTACTGAATCCTCATCTTGTGTATCTATCACGAAATAGCTATCCGATAAGGCGGGCATATCATTAACCAATATTTCACAGGGTATAGTACCAACAGCCACCGAGTCAAAGCGTGAGATTGTGGGCAAAGTGGCCCCTAGTATATTCTTATTTTTTGCTGTTAGTGGTAGGCTTACTCTACGCGAAAAATTTCCATTTCTGGTCTGTAAGTTGCTAAGATCATGAATCTGGTAAGTAATATAAAAGCGCTTTTCTTCACCCTCAAATAAATCAAAGCTCTCACCATTGGATAATATCTGTAGTTTATTTGACATTAATTAATTTTCACTATCTACCCAATCACCTACAATCACTAGATTTAAATCTGCTGCTATAATAGTGTAAATGTAATTATCATTAGCACCCCACGCAGCGTATTTTTCACCACTAATTCCCAGGGTTCCGTTTGCTACTTGATGCCCTTCTACAGTCATTAGTTGCCAATAAAAAGATGCATTATTTCCCAAGACTACACTTGTACCTTGTGCTTGTAATTTTACCGCAGTTTTGGTTATACCATTCTGCCAAACGTCTATTGGTTCTATTTCTTTCATAGCTCTAGTTTTTCAATTCTTGCTTTTAAATTTTCTATTATGGTTTGTTGCTCTTGGATTGCTTTGACTAAATAAGGTACTAAAAAATCAGTTTTTAAACCTAATGTAGTTTGTGTTTTATCGATATATCTAACTGCTTGAGGAATAATTTTTTTAACATCTTGAGCAATAAAACCAAGGTTATTTTTTGAACCATCAATATAATCAAAATGCTTTGGTTTCATTTTAGAAACCATTTCAATTCCGTTTTCTACATCTGATATATTTTCTTTTAATTTTATATCACTCCCATACGTCCAAGCATTTGCCTTTAAAAATCCTTCTCCATTATTTTGGACATTAAAAGTCCCTTGGCCCGCCAAATTATCTGCTAAAATTGAATAAGTTGTCGCTAAATTATCATAGCCGTGAATAAAAAATTGAACATTACTTAGGGAATTTTGATTTATTGCAACATTGCCTGAGGTTCCAATTTCAATTCTATCTAGATCAGACGTTCTTAAAACCAGAGGAGTCATGCCTCCACCAGAGCCATGTGTTTGACCAATAATACCCTTTGTACCATCATGTGTCATTGATAACCACGTATTATCATTACCAAATGCAGATACATTTAATCCTCCATAAGCATTTGCATCTTTCGCTTGTATATTTACAATGCCATCTGTTCTTGCAGATTTTATATTTATATTACCATCCGATTTTATTCTTAAAGAAGGTAATCCTCCCGTAATAAAAGTAATGTCGTTAGTTAACTGAATTTGCGAATTTGTTCCAAGGATATAAAAATGGCCATCAAGTCCACTAAAACTTATGTAAGAACTTTTTGAGCCATCGGCATTACTAAATGTTAACTCTGATCTAGCCAATCCTGCAGCTCCAGCCGTCAAAATCATTTGATTACGTATGGCAGTTATAAATGTAACAAAATCTGGCACGCCCGAAGGCTCATCTACCATGGTGAGGCTTTCGCCATCTGTTGCAACCGTGATAAACTTCCCCGCATTTGTTGCACCTCCTAAATCATCCTTATAATTTAGAACACTATCCCGCTCACCTGTTAGCTGTGCGCGCTCAGTAGTTGGCGTAATTAGCTCTTGCGTGTTATCAGGTAAATTTGTGTTAATCGCTAAGGTGCTTAACTCTGTTCTCGTTTTCTTTGCCATTTTATCAGTTGTATGCAGCCGTAAAACTCACGTTTTGATGAGATTGGCTTGGTGTTAATTCATAATTTATTGCCTCAAATACGTTGAAGTTGTTAGGCATTTGTAATTGTAATGAAAAACCATTATTGGCGTTATCCGTGCTGTAGATATCACTTAGGTTATTAGTGGCCACCACCTGAACAAAGCGCGATCCATCCCGCGTTAATAGTACGCGTACTGATGTGCTCCTTTTTATTTCGTTGATAGCTAATAGGTCATTATTGCTGAGGTTGTCTGTTTGGCAGATCAGTTGCTGCACCCATTCGTTAGCCACCCTTATATTAGTGACGTTAGCTGTCGCATAATCTTGGTTTATGGCTCGTGAGGATTCTATCCCTGTGGAGCTAGCGACTTGGACTTCCTGTTTTAAGTTAAATATATACTGTTCATAAGCCCCTAAACTATTCAAGTACTCAATAAAAATAGGCTGTGAGCATGATGGGTAAATCTTATAATCTACGTTTTGTAAGTTCTGCCCTCCTGGGCCCGAAAATGCAGCACGAACATAGGCCGCATTTGAGGGGAATGCACCGCTATAGTCTACTAGATCAAAATTTAAAACGCCGACAGGCTCACCCGTAATACTTTTAGTTAAGGCATCACTAATAAATACTTTATTTATGGTTAAATATTTAACTGTCATGTCCGCTTGTGTAGAAACAGCATTTAACAAGCCTATAGTTCGTTTGAATTGGCTATAAATCCGAGGCTCTGCCCATTTAGTGAGCGCCGTACCTTTGACGGTGGCGGCACTATTAATAACGTGATTATAGAGGTTAGCACCGCCAGAGCTGTATATCTGTTTCTGGCCATAAACCGCCAAATAGCTATTTGCTGAGGTGCTGAATGTTGGTAGAAAACCATTCCATCCCTCACCAAATCTCAATTTAAACTCTACAGATAAAAGGCCATTCTTTTCAAGATATTCTGTCAGTATCTGGCCGACATCTAAAAATAATGTGCCGTCAGGCTTTGGGCTATACTTAAAGACAGTAGTAATTAGAAAGCCACCAGAGGTGTTCATTATAGTAATATGTATTTTAAAATTAAGTTGGGCCTGTTGTGTGGTGGTGAGAATAAAGGGTATTTGAGAGCGTGACGCATTGGCGGCGCTTGTTACTCCGTCAATCGTTCTTATGGGTTCGCTTGTTATTGTTAGTGCCATTATCTCCGTTTTACTTTTAAACCATCCTTAAAGTCTATCATCATTTTTTGGCCCATTTCTTTGAGAAGGGTTGGTTTTGATTCCTTAATCGCTTGGCTTATGCTAATGCCTTTTTGACCTCTGTATATTTGAGTTCCTTCGTTTACTATGCTTTTACCGATGGCAAAGGCCACTTGTTTAATGGTCTGCTTTTCTTTTGGTTGTATTCCCTTAGCTGTCACCCACTCAATAAGTCTGTCAATAAATGCCGTACCTATTCCCCTGGGCTTTGATCCTACGCCTGTCTCTAAGAATTTAAGATATGGTGCCCCCCTTAGCTCAGCCTTTAGCTTCTGGTTAGCTACTACGCGAAGTGAATTTATGGCGTTTCCTGTAGCTTTTCTTTTCTGCCTTTTTAGCTGAGATTGCAAATTGTCTTTGACATCATTTAAAAACTCCAGATACTCGGTATGAAAATCAAACGCATTCAAATGTATTTCTATATATAGGTAAAACAAAGGACAACTTCCACCCGCTTAATAGCTCGGTGGTGATATTTATTGATTCAATCGCCTCTAGTTCATAGCCGTCTATAAATCCGTCTAGGGCTACTATTCCAGACGCGTTGAGCCTGTCTATCATTCCATCAGCTTTCGGCTTTAAAGCGTCTAGTATTACGTCCAATTGAGTGGCGGTGTCGTCTGTGCCTGTGCTTAATTTAAGGTAGTATATTTCGATGCCGTACTCCATTCGCACGTTATTTGTAAGGCTGTATGTTAAATTATCAACCGTTGGTAAATTAGCATATACACCCACGCCCGCACTTAAATCGTAGCTGCCTACTAGCTCGTTAAGATCGCTTGGGTTTGCCGCTCTTAGGTACGTTAAACCCTGTGCCTCTATTATTCCTTTGATCGTCGTGGCGATGAGATTCATACTTAGTTATGATTACAAAAAATATTGTTGTAAAGATACAGAAAAAAAAGCCGAATATAAACGAGAGGGCGATGACAATATATGAAATATTCATGCTTTCCTTTGGATTTCTTGAGTTTTAGAGTTAACGTAACCCATTTCTCTGTTAAACAAAATTAAATTATTCACAAAAATGACCTCCATTTCCCAAATATCATCGTGAGTATATTGTGGATAACTTTTGCAAAGCTGATCTATTAACATAAAGTCACCCCATTTCTCTAATCGATTTGATCCCGCCATATCAAAAAAGCTGTTCATTTTTGTTTGTTCTGCTGTCATTGGGATGGCTGCCAATCTACTAGTGATGTCCTCCTCAATGCGTTTAAGCTCCTCAAAAAAAAAAGGCACCAAGGCCAAGATAAGACAATAGGCAGCGCTTCAATAGCTTTTTTTATAGGCGCTAACTTATGGCCATCAAACTTACCATCTATTAAGGGCTGGGCATAGATCGCCAAAGCGTCGGCCACTATCTCGCGCATGTCCTCTTTATCTTGTGTTAGCTTTTTAAGCATAAATTTCTGACCATAGCGCTCAAAGTTCAAATCATTTGGGAATTTTATTTCATGGCCTAATATATTCAAAGGCTTTCTGGGCCTGTTATCTAATTTATCCATGCCGTCCAAAATGAGCTTTTCGTAGATGTGCCTAATTATAGGGCTTAAATCAGCGCTTGTATTCTCAAGATGTGATAAGTCTATATTGGAAAATATACTTAGCAGCTCCATTGGTTCGCTGTTTGGTCTCATAGCGGCCCATTGTTTGACCGTTATCTCCTCCCATGAGTCAGGTATCTGGCCCCCGATAATGTCATCATCGTGATGTATTTTAAATCTTTTCATCTTATCGTTATTGCCCCCCTCAATGCATAGCTTAGCGCGTATCTGACAGCGTCTACAGAATGGTTATTTAAATCTAGTGGCTCATCTGTAGGGTTATTTTCATCGTTCAATTTATACTTATATTCCCTAAATTCCTTGATCGTTTCGAGGCTCTCCTCATGTATAAATATCTGGTGAGTTCTGATAAATCCTAAGCCCTGTCTTATTGAATCCTTACCCTTCTTAGCGGGCTTGATTCTTATGCCTCTATTTCTGAGCTCCTTAATAGTTCGCGGCTCATTGTCAGCGTAGACCTTATTAACTCCTAAAGCGTGCAACTCCTCGGCTATATCTCTCAATAGCATTTTAGTCCTATAAAATATTTGTTCAATATAGATCGCTTGGTCTTTTAAAGTTACCTTGACGGCACACGTAGGGTCATTATATCCAAAATCAATGCCGTAAAAGACCTTACCCTCTGGGACGTAGTCACAAATATGCACCTGATCAAATACTAGATTTCTGGATTGCACCCACCGCCCGAGGGTATACACCTTATATAGGTCAATGTCTGTCTTTTGTAGGCCCTCTATTTCCTTTACCATCTCATTTGGAATATAGGGGTTATCCTTGTAGGTGCTGACATCTAGTTTAACGTCTTGGTCTGGCCAATGTTGGCGATCATCCTCTATATACGTTTTGCACCAATTTTCTATTCCCGCGGGATTATAATCCAAGATAGCAAAGCGCTCACATCTCATTATTAATTGATTGAACGCCTCAAAAGGTATTGTATTTGCCTCATTTAAATAGAAAAATGTGTTCTGTCTACCTCTCAGCTTTGCACTATTTAGGTCGTCCGTACTAAAAAACTGCACGATCCTGTTCTCAAACTCTAATTCAAGTAGCGTTTTCCGATGATCCACGTAATAGTAGATGTCCATATCTTGGAGTATATTAATAAAATCCTTATAAGCTGACGCCCTTAATGCGGGTAGCGTCTCGCGAATTATTGAGAAGGTGCCTTTTGGTACGTAGTTATCCCCGAAATAGCCAGAGGCTAACCAAATGGAAATGCCTTGTAAAATGCTGTGAGTCTTACTAGACCTTGCGCCGCCTCTGAATGCGTTAATCCTTTTCTGGCTTGTCCACAGGCTTTTGAATACTCGCGTGTGTCGTAGTCGTATAGTCCTCATATTCTATTATAATTTTTGCGTCATTCTCTGGTACTAGAAAGGGAATTCTCTGAATCTTGGCCTTCTTAAATTCAAGTAAGTTGGCCCAGAATAGTAGGCGATCTTTGGGGGTTAACTCCTCGATATCTTCCTCTACCCTAGCCTCTAGTAGTTGTAGTGCTTCGTCTACGTTCATAGTAATTTAGTCGTTTTAAAAATGTAATATAGTTCTCTTTTTTTATCCTCTTTTCTAGTAGTTCCTTTCGGGCTAGTTCGTAGGTTAAAAAGGGATTAATCGCGGGCTTGTAGTAGTAGTCTTTCAAAATCTTCCTGTTTAAGTGTGACTGTACTTCCTTTGTTATTTCTTTTATGATAGACAATAGGAACTTTTTCCGTTGGCATCCTTTTTAAGATGTCGTGTAAGCTAGGCTTTAATTTCTCAACCGCCTTGCATTGTATATAAAAGTCTGTATTGTCGATTATATCAACGCCTTTATCATCCATATTTTTACTCTCAGCGCGTGAGCTGACAGCGTCATAGCCTAGCTCCTTTAGCCTGTTAATTATTTGGCGCTCATAGGCGTGCCCCTTTGCTCTGCTATCTATCATTTTTGAGTAGTTACCTTGGCCAATGCTTCGCGTAAAGTAAGGGTGGAGCGGTCGCCCGCATCCCCCTTTAAATCTAGATGCGCATTCTCACGGTCCCTTGCAATCTTATCTAGCTTATCCATGATCGAATCGCGTATCTGGTTAGGTGTTATCCTTCCAAAGACTTTGACTTTTCCTGTTTTAAAATCGTTAATCACATCTATAAAAACAGATAACGGCTCGTATTTGAACTCTCGGTAAAAGGCGTCCATCGTTTCTGTGAGCGATCGCGCGTCGACATCCGAGTACATATTTGCCACACTATATAAAGCGCCAGAGATAGCCATATGTACCTCTTTTTTTTCTGGAATCTCATTGAGAATAGTGGTTAATGATGTGTTCAAAGGCAGCGCGATGCCTTGACTTTCTTGTATGGATAATTTCGTCATAGTACGATTCATTAAATAGATAGGTAAATGGATTTTTGCGGTACCGCTTATCTGGTGTCGACTCCACGTAATTGACTACATGGAGTATACATTCTTGTCGCGTCATTGGGTCGAGCTTTTGCCATGCTTTTAAGCATTTCTTACGCTCGATTTTCTTATCATATAGCTCCCAAAACTCTTCGAATGTTGGGCCTATGTCTGGCTCTCCGTTTTGAGTGCTCATGATTCGAATGGGTCCTCTCCTGTGAGTAACTTCTCTAACTTGATATTCATCAAATCATACTCAAATTTAGCGGCCTCTGGTAGTTCCTTTTTCGGCTTAGGGCTAACACTGTATTTTGTCTCTAAGCCATCGCCTGTCCTTATAATTTTTATATCATAGAATCTAGGATCGCCCCAATCTTTATCGTTAATAAATCCCATAATAGCTTCTTGTATTGTCCTCTGGTTTATCTGCCATATCTGAACGGCTGAGGCGTCCACGTTCCAGACACAACATGCCCAAAAATGCTTGGCTTTTTGTGTGGCGTGTTCGTCTTTAATTTGATTAAAGTTGCTCACCCTTACAGGCTTTTCGGTGCCGTGCATGGATTCCCACCATTCATAGCCTGTAATAGGATCGCCTAGAAATCTGAGAACGGTTTCGCCTTTAAGGCATTTGGTGTAAGCGCCGCCGCTTGGCTTTGGTGCTTGGTAATCTGTAGGTAAAAATGTCATAAATCTGTTTTTAAAATGTTAATAATTAATTGAGTTAATCTCTATTAGCCACAATAGAAATAATGCCCTTTACGTCACTAATTTTAAAGGGGCTAGTGTAGCTTCCGCTATTCGTTCTGATAATATGACCGCATTCCAATTCATCCGACACATTATCTAAAGTTTGCTCTTTGTAAACGTCTGCCCAATCTGTCTGCGCAATTAATCTAATCGCTTCATTATAAAGGCTATTGTTGCAATGGTTGTAAAATGTCATAAGTCTGTTTTTAAAATGTTAATAATTAATTGCTTTAAAGTAATACCCTCCACGGCCGCCCTAACCTTCAGAGCGGTGTGGAGTTCTTCTGGAAGTTCTATGTTAATCCTCATCTTTTTGTTTTGATTGCATTTTTGGCATTTTAAAAGGCGCAAACTCTTGTTCATCTCCTAAATTTTGTAGTAAATATTTATCTAGTCCCTTCATTGTCGCCTCTTCAAAAGATGATCTAAAATCTTTTAATGATTGATCGCTGTCCTCAATCCAACAAACTACCCTTTCCATGACTACCTCAGAAGAACACCAATCTGGCTCTTGGCCATAATCACAATCTTCTCTCTGGAAATATTCTTCACTACTTCTGCCTAATGTATGGGCATATTTTAGATATCTTTCTAGTTGTTTCTTGGTAAGTGTATAAGTTTTCATAAGTCTGTTTCTGTTTGCTTGATACAAACATAAGTAGACTTACTTTAATAACCAAACTTATTTTAAACTTTAAAGAAGGGCGCCGCTATTTTCTGGCCTGTGGTGGTCTTGGTATTGAATTCTGGATATATAGTGAGGTTATCACGTAGGAAGGTTTCAACGTCTTTTTGATAGCTGAGGGCTACGGCGTTGGCTTGGGTTGTATTGGTGCGAACTGAATTTGGCCCGCTTGTGGTCGTGTTTTCTTGGTTGAGGGAGCCCACTCCATATCTGCCCACATTGGTGTTTTGCTGTAATAAGAAACGGCCATATACAAAATAAGGTACAGCGCTTAAAAGTCCGTTTTGTCTTACCGCGTAACCTTTGCTATTGGTGTAATTGCTACCATACCATAGGTCTGTATATTTTTGATTAGCAAATGATTTGGTTGCTACGGTGTAGTCATTAAGTAATAATAGGTATAACTGAGGGCCAAGGAAGGGGCGCACGTTTATTGTCTGGGCCTCTCGGATATAGATGTCTACCTTTTCGGATGTAATGTTCGCGCTTATCTCGCGCACTACTGCTAGGTCTGTTTTATCTAATAAAAGTTTATCAAGTAGTAACGCCATTATCTAACATTTGTGAGGATTCGAATTGATTTGGTATAATACGCCCTGTATCTAAACCGAGCTTTGCAAATTGGCGCTCTATACCATTACGCGTATCTTTAGTTCTGAGATTCATATACGTATAATCATCAGCCAATTGGGTGGCCGTAAAAATAGCCCCACTTGGTAGCATCCCCATTAACGAGTTTGGGAGGGCGAAATTTTGAAGGATGCGATTTTTGACGTTTAAGGTAGTGTTAATAAAAAGGCTATCAGAATTAATTGCGGGTACCTGTTCGATTAAATTACTAACATTTTCATTGTCCTCATCGATGCCGACCACGATGATACTATTGGCATTGACGGCGCCTTTAAGTCCGTTGAGCTTTGCTCTTATTGCCTCCTCCTGTTCTTCGCTGTCACCAGCTGAAGGGTACTTAAATATCGACATCGATAGAAAGCCATTCGTAATATTTCCTAGCTCAAATTTTTGCAGCTCGTTGTCACTTTGACACGTCTCAATAATGGCGTCAATTGTGCTGAGTGGATACTCATTCATTTTAGGCGTGGAATAAAACACCATCCCGCGACCTGTGGTCATTGCCTCCTCGCCATTTCTCTTGTCATTAAAGAGTAGGTATCTAGTGGCGTTGGTCTCTGGCCTTGGCAGCATAGCATCGTTATTGTTCTCCCAATTGTTTGAGACGCGTACCTCTCTAATGCGTCCCTTCTGATCTGCTAGCCCTAAGCGCACATATTCAAA